GGTCTTCTTCAACTTGTTGCTTATGGTGCTCAGGATGTTTATTTAACTGGCAATCCTCAAATAACTTTTTTCAAAGTTGCATATCGCCGACATACAAATTTTGCATTAGAAGCGATTGAACAATCTTTCAATGGAAATCCTACATATGGTTCTCGCGTAACTTGCCAAATAACTCGTAATGGTGATTTAATTAATCGTGTATATTTCGTAGGTACTGTATCTAATGATAATGCTGCAGCTTCAACAGGGGCTTTTGATAATAATTGTATTGCACTTGTTCCTTATTTTGGTCTAAAATTATTAAAATCTATTGAACTTGAAATTGGTGGACAACGAATTGATAAACATTATTCTGAATGGTTATACATATGGAATGAACTTTCATTACCTCAAGGAAAACGCGATGGATATAAATTAATGGTTGGTGGTGATAAATTAAATCGTTCAATTGTTTTACAAGCTACTGAAAGTCATTCAGTTTATGTTCCACTTGAATTTTGGTTTTGTCGCAATGTTGGTTTAGCTTTACCTTTAATAGCATTACAATATCACGAAGTAAAAATAAATATTGAATTTGAAAATGTATCAAATATGGTTGATAAAGGTTATAATTATTCTGATAGAGCTTTCGAATTAAAAGATACTTCAAGTGTAGGTTCATCTACACCATTATCAGAAACCGAAAGACTAAATTCAGGTTTTTCAGGAGATACATCTAAATTAAGTTTAGCTGCTTCTCTATGGGTTGATTATATCTTCTTAGATACTGATGAACGTCGTCGATTTGCTCAATTATCTCATGAATATTTAATTGAACAATTACAATTTACTGGTTCTGATACAGTAAGTGCTGGTGCAAATTCTCTGAAAAGTATTCGCATGAACTTTAATCATCCATGTAAAGAATTAATATGGGTCATTAAGCCAACACCTAAAGGAAATGACCTTACAAAAGAAACTATATATTGGAATAATTTCACTGATCGCAATAAAGATAATCAATATGTATTAGCTAAAAATCCTGTGACAATAGCTAAAATACAATTAAATGGTAATGATCGTTTTGCTGAACGCAAGGGAAGTTATTTCAGTGTAGTTCAACCTTATCAACATCATGAAAATTCTCCTAATAATTTTAATACAGGTATCAATGTTTATTCATTTGCTATAAAACCGGAAGAACATCAACCATCCGGAACTTTAAATATGTCTCGTATTGATACTGCTGTATTATCAGTTGCATCAAGTGTAGATGGTTCTATATACATATATACCGTAAATTATAATGTATTACGTATATTATCCGGAATGGGTGGTTTAGCTTATTCAAATTAAATAAAACAAGTATATTTTTTTTCTTTATTATCAAAAAATTGATTATTATCATTTATATGATTTTTCTGATTTTCATAAAAACATTTATGTTTAGTTGCTTCAACTGTTAATTTTAAAAATTCTAATTCACGTCTATTGGTCATTTTTTTAAGTTCAATATCATGATTAATTTTTATACGATTAAATTTAATAATATCTTTAATACGAATATTTTCAAAGATATTAATATCTTTAATTTCTTTATTTATATTTTCAACATTTTCAACAAGTTTATCAAATAATTCAATAGTTAAACTATTAGACATTGTAAAATAATCAATTAAATCTTTTTGTTTATTATAAGAAATTTTATAATTAAATAAAACATCATGAATATTTTTAAGTTTCTCCATATTTTCGCGATAATTTCTAAATTTAACAATTGAACTTAATATTGTTAATAATGTACCTAATAATAATGAAATCATATTAATAATTAATGATATAGTGCTAGTTGAAATAATTAAACTCATTTCTGAATTTTTATTATCATTTTGATAATTAATCAAAGTTAAACGAATAGCTTCAATAAATGTTGTAATAGTTGAAATAATTAAAATTAATAATGATATACGATTATATCTGAAATAAATTAAATCATATTTTGCTGATATTATATATAAAGAAGTTGTAATTTTCTTTTTATTTTCTTTTATAGTTTTATATAATTTATCTTTTTTATAATTAATATCATTATAAATATCAATTGATTCTGTTTGTGATACTGAATTACGTTTATCATTAAATTCATATAAAGTTAATAATCTATTATCCTGAGACATAGGAGTTAAAGGTTCATTAACATTAACAATATCACCTCTAAGCATTGGTGATTGTTGATTATTATCCTCGATTAAAATATTAACTTCATCATCTTTTTCAGACATTGTATTAATAATTAAAAATAAATAAATTAATAATTATCAATAATACAATAAATAATAATATTATTATAATAACATCTTTGATTGTATATGGTCTCTTAATATAATGATTTTTATTATATAATTGATTGATAAGAGCTATAGCATTAGCAACCGCCGTTTCAATAGATGTAAAATGATATTTTACATTACCATTATGAGTACCAAGTGTATAAATATTATCAGAAATTTTATTATTCATATAATTATAATTAGTAGCTTTAATAAATGCTTTTTCAGTTGATTTCCATTCTCCATCAGCATAATAATTATTTATAAAGGATAATGTTGGTACTGGTATATTATTATAAATTTCATTTAATTGTCTAAATGTTTCATCAATTAAATCTTTTTTATCACTACATTCATTTGCTGTTTTATTTATATTTTTACTTTTAACATCAGTAATAGTTATAACACAACTAATAACAGTTTTAGAATTCTTTTCTTTAAAATTCATATAATCGCTTAAAACAACCGCACCGACACCCCAATTAGTATTATTATGAAATCCATAAATTTTTTTATTAAGATTTAATTTAAAATTCCAATGAAATGTAATAGAAATATTATTAATATATGCAGTTCCTTTTGAATATATATCTAAATTATTATTAAATAATTGTTTAATACTAGATGATGATTTTTTAATAATTTCATTTAAATTTATTGGTGGTATTGCTAATATTAATTTTTTAGTATAAAAAGTATTATTATTTGCACTATTAATTTTAATTATTGATTTACTATTATCAATATCAGTAATAGTAGTATTTAATTTAAAATCAACATTTTTTAAATAATTTTGCCATACAATAAATAATCCTTCATCATTGGGCATTTTAGGTTGATATCCATTATATAATAATGTATCATTCAAAACACTAAAAAAAGAATTTAAAGAAGTTTTATCAAGATCACCACCATCCATTAAACGACTAGTTCTATTAATATAATTAACTGCTTTATCGCTAAAATTATTAATAGTTAAATATTCATTCATTGAAATATTTTTAGCATAATTTGGATTACCAAGTAATTTAAAGAAATCAATAGTCATAATAAAAATTTCATTAATTGAAAATATATTTTCTTTTATGGTAGTTTCATATAAAATTTCTAAAAAACTCAAATTAAATTTAACAAAAATATCAGAAAATTTAATACCAATAATATTTAATATTGTTTTAAAATTTAAATAATTACTAAAATACATTCTCGGACCATGTTCAGAGAAATAATATTCATTCTCATATTTTTGTCTATTAACTTTATGACAACCACCAATAACTTTATCTTTATCAATAATCATAATTTTATCATTTTTATCAGCTAATGTAGCAAAAGTTAATCCGGCAGGTCCTGAACCTATAATAATATAATCGTATATAATCATTATATAAATGAAATATTTTTTAAAATTAATAAATAGATATGGATTTAATAGCTATCGAATTTAATATTTTATTAATTGCTATTTCTTTGGCTGTTATATATGCAATAGCACCAATAACATATAAATTATTAGTTATTCATAATAATATATCATTTGAGACATATTTATTATTATCAACATTTATTTTATTCTTGTGTAGTTTATTTTATTCACTTATGTTCCATAATTATATAGATATATTAACAGAAATAACAAAAATAAGTTCAGATTTATTATTATTAATAATAATAAATATTTTTATTGTATCATTTATTAGTCAAATTTTATTTCATTATGCTATTAAACATACATCAAAATTATCATTATTTACAATAATAACAGGATTTTATCCATTGATAACGATGATATTATCAATATTATTTTTGAAAGAAAAAATATCATTTAAAATATTATTTGGTTTTGTAATATCAATGATTGGTATTATAATCATTTTTATTTAATTAAAAATTTCTAAATCAATAATATCAATAATATCATAATCAGAATATTCACGTGGACATATTATATCTTTAGTAATTTTATTATTATTAGAATATAAATATTTTTTTATTTTTTTATCTGATAATGTTATTTTTGTTTTATTTGGTATTAATACTTCAATATCTCCTTTAGCTAATGAAATACCTTCAACAAATATTATAGGTGTTCCAATATTAATTTTAAAACGACATATAATTCTATTTTCTTTTTTTGTATATTTATATGCTTTATTTATAAATAATGATGTTGATAAGAAATATTTATTAATATAACTATCAATTTTATCATCAATAATAGCATTATAAATATAATTTATTTCAATACCTCTATATACATATAACTCTTTTTCAAGTATTGGTGCTTTTTTAAAAATCTTCTTTAAATCAGATATATAAAGTTTTAAAATTTCTATATAATCATCATTATTAAAATCATTATTCATTAATGTTTTATCTTCAATTTTTGATATTATTTCATCATCATCTTTAAAAATTTTTAGCATTTGTATTTTAAATAAATAATCTCTTAAATCTTTACTATAAAACATATGTTTTTCCGCATCTTCTGTATGTTTTATATTATTATTTATATCAAATGTAGATGATGAGATATAAGCATTTAAAAAAATATCTCCTCTATATGTGTAATATTGTAATGTTTTAATTTCATCATTAGTTAAAGATTTTAGAAAAATATCATTTTTATTAATAAAATCTTGAATATTAGCCATATTATCAGCATTATTTTCATTTACATAAATATTATTATTATCATTATAATTATTAAATTCAATCTTTTTAAATTCTTTTTTAGTATCAGCAACAGTACCATTTATAACATCAAAATCAGTAAAAGTAATTTCATAATTATAATCAAAAATAATTTTTGGATTTAATAATAAAAAATCCTCTTTATTTTTTTTAAAATCTTTAATAATTTTATTACATTTTATATCATTTTTAGATTTTTCAATAAAACATTTTATTTTTAATTTACTAGAACTATTAAACTCATTTAATAGAACATCATTATCATTACAAAATTTATAATGATTATCATTTATATATTTACTTCTATCTAAAAAATCCATTAAATATATATATATATCCTATTAAATATATATTTAATTAAAATTATGACATTGAATTATATTATTTCCATTTTTATGAAAGTCATTTAATACTAAACAATCAACTGCGACTTCTTGCATTAATTGATATAATGTTAAAATATTTTTCATTTTTTCAATAGATTGTTTATAAATATATTCATCTATATTTTCGACACCTGTTGCATCTAATGTTTGTTTTTTAGTATTTTTGCCAACTTTTTTACCTTGATTTAAAATTTTTAATTCTGCTTTTAATGTTTTGAGCATAGTTTTATTTTGTTCATCATCACCAATTTCAAGATTAGAAGAATAATATTCGTTTTCATTTTCAAGTGCTATAATTTGAGATCTATTAGCTTCTTTATTCTTTTTTAATTTTGTTAATAATTTTTTGTTAGCTGCTATTTTAGCTTTATTAATTTTAAGTGCATCTTTATTTGTATTAATAGTTGCTTCAATCTCCGCAATTTTATTTTCAATTTCAGTAATTTTATCTAAATTTGCAACAGGATCATTAATAATTTGAGGTAAATCACTAATATAACGATGTATTGATACATCCCAATCTTTTTTATTTAAATCAGCATGTGAACATAGACGTGCTGCGCGTCCAATTGTTTGTTTATCACTAGCCCAAGTAATTAAAGGTTCAAAAATATGAATATGTCTAACTGCTTTAAGGTCAAGACCTTCATTATAACTTTGAGAAGCTAAGAATAATTTAACATATTCACCATTTTTATTAAAAGGTGCATTATATAATTGACGTAATTCACTCATATCTTTATCTTTATCATTACTTAATTGAGTAGTTATAGCTAATATATATCTAAGTTTTTTATTACTTTCTTTTGGATTATTAAAAATTTTAACAGCTTCGCGAGGTGTTAATTTTTCATATCCTAGTTTATCTAATTCTTTGGCAATAGCTAAAATACCATGACCACCATAACCTCTATTTTCATAAAATGCAGAATAAATATATTGTTTTTGTTGTGAATATTTATCATCAGTAACAGTTGTTAATAATCTATCTAATTTAGCACTAAAATCATGTAATGATAATCCTTTTTCATAATTGAAAAGCATATTAGAATAACGACGTGCAGCAGCCCAATATTTATTTAAAGCATTTGCTTTAGATAATTTATCATAATTTTTAGCAGTTTCTTTAACTTCTTTATAAGCTGTTATATATTTTTCAAATTGTTTTGTTGACATACTAATATATTGTGGTTCATTATTAATAACAACTGGGAATTTACTAGTATCACCAGACATATCAAAATAAGATATTAAACCTCTTGTTTTTTCTTTAAATAGGTCAGGTTGATTAATATCATCATAATTGATAGTTGGAGTATCAATATCTTTAACAATATTTAATAATTTCATAATTTCTGATGGATTATCGCCTAAAGTTGCAGTTAATATAAAAACTTTTAATTGAGGATTTTTAGAACTCAATAATAATTTTTCTAAAAATGCATGTTGTTTTTGTTGTGTTTGTAATGGTCTAAATAAATTATGAACTTCATCAATAATTAAAACACATTTATTAATATCAATTGATCTATTAATAATTCTATTAGCTAATTTTGCGAAAGTTAAGAAACGAATATTTTTTGCATTAAATTCTTTTGTAATTTGTTCTAATGATTTATTATAAAATCGTGGATATAAATTCATAAGACATTTCATAAATTCATGTGGTGGATTACTTGATAAAGCAGGTATAGTACTACAATAAATAATTTCTTTGCCTGAATCCCAAAAACCATCAATAATGGCTGATGCAGTGCAAGTTTTACCACTACCAGTTGAATGCCATAATAACATACCTCTTTTAGATGAATCATTGCTAACGATTAATTTACATATATTATTAACAATAGATTGAGGAACAGTTGGTGGTTTATTAATTTTATTTTTAGAGCTAGATGAAACTGATTTTGATGAACTGCTTATATTAGAACTAATAATAAAAGAACTAGATTTATCAGTATTAACAAAGAAATCGGGGAAATAAATTTCATAAATTCTATTCATGGCATTATCATCTTCATTATGTAAATTATAGTATTTTTTATATTCAAGTAATAATTTTTCATTTTTGACATATTTTTTAAGTTCATTATATTCTTCTTTAATATTAGGGTCATATATTCTGATAATATTTTGTAAATATAAATAATGTTCTTTAATTATATCTGTATTATAATAATTAAAATAAGTTGGAAAATAAGTATAATATAAAAAGTCAAATTCTTTTTGTTCAACACATTTATTATAATTATCTCTAAATTCTTCAAATTTATTTTTATCATATATATGTCTCATTAATCCTATTATATCTGATTCATTATTTGGATCTAATTTTGTAATCATAATAGGAACATATTTATCATAAATATCAGCTAATGTATTATTATAATAATAAGTTAATTCTTCATTAAAATATTTTTCAAAATATCCTCTATATAATTTATGTAATTTATCTTTATCATCTGATTTATCTTTTAAAGAATTATTGTAATCTAATTTAAAGGTAATAAAAGAACCAGGATTATTTAATAATTTTATAATAATATCTTCATCTTTTTTAATATTAGGATTTAAATTAATAATGAAATAGATTAAATAAAGATAATAAATTTTTTTATTTAATTCAACTACTTCATCTTTATTTTTTGAAATTTTAAAATAATTAGAAAAATATTTATAATATAATTTATAAATATGTGAATATCTTTCATCCTCTTCATATTTTTTACCTAATACTATTTTTTTACGCAATTCAGAATAATAAATATCATAATCTAATTTAAACAAATCATATTCATTTGGATCATCCAAATATAATAAAATTCTTTCTTTCTCATATGATGGAGTTAATTCAATTATAATATATTGCACATATTCAATATAATTAGTTTTATGTTTACTTAAATAATCATCTTTTTGTATTACTTCAATTGACTTACTTAAACTAATATTATCATCATTTGATGAATCATCATCGGCATCTGGATTACATCTATTACCCTTACCTATCAATTCTAATGTCTCCGGTGCTTCTTTACTATTATAAAAATCATATAAGGACTTTTCAAGATTGTTTATATCAATTCCAGCATTAGGTGAAAAAAACTTAGATGATTTTTTTTTATATTTTTCATCATCTTTATGAACTTCCATTAATTTTTCTTTTGATATGCAATCTCTTGTAAATTCATTTATTTGTTTAAAAGAACATTCTGGATTAACTTCACATATTTTTTTAGCATCTTTAATATTTTTCTTAGTTATACTACCATTTTTATAATTCTTTTCACGTAAAAATTTATTACTTTTTAATAACATTCCACATTCTGCATCTACTTTATCAACCCAGCAATTACCTTTATCAAATGTATTATGTCTATTTATTGTTTGACCAACCCAAAAACCATCAGCTTTATCACATCTTTTTGGAGTATAAACATCTTTATAATATCTTCCATATTTATCTTTTTTATAAGAAACATCAGGTATTAATAATTTACAATTTTTTGATTCATCAAAATTATTATCTTTCTTAAATTTATCTACATCTTCATATTCATATGGATTTTTATTTGGACGTTCATATTCATATACAGAAATATCATTACAAGTTTTTTCCCTATTTATAAGTTCTTGTTGTATTCCTTTATAACCTTTGGTTTTTGAAGAGTTCATAATCTATTTTATAAGCATATAAAAATAATAAGTATTATAAAATAGGTTAAACATAATATTGTAGGGTTAGGCATTATATGAATTATATTACTTGTTTCAAATAATATATCTGATATTTCATCTAATCCAACTTCAATTATAGTATGTCTATTTTTAACTATCCATTTGCAAAATTTTCTTTTATAATGTAATGGACGTTTTTGAATTATATTTCTTTTTAATGTTGTTGTTCTTGATAATAAATAAACAGCAACTGATGCTGTTGTCGGTTCTAACATACGTATAGTTGTTATAAACATGTTTAAAACAACTATATAAAAATAATCACATTTTTTTATTATATAGAAGGATCATATAATAATGTTTCTAAATATTCAGGTAATTCTTTACATTTCTTTTTAGTATATTTATTTATTATTATAATTATATCATTAATATCTGTAATTTTAAATTTATGATTTTTAGCTTTTCTACTAAACCAATCATTTCTACCTTTTCTAATATAAATCTTTAATTTTTCTTCTTCTGTTATATCATATTTAACATCTAATATAATTCCTTCATTCGTTTGTTTGAAACCTTCAATATGAATTGTTCCATTATGTTCTTTATCATGACAATCCTTACAAATATTTACTAAATTATGTTTTTTATTTTTATGAAAATTTTCAAAATAACCATTATCATTACTAAAAGTTTGATAATTAATATGATGTGTATCTTCACTTTTATTTTTATTACAAATTTGACAAATATCCATGAATAATGATGAATTATAATTAGATGTTTTTGTTTCCACCAATTTATTATTAATTCCTAATATTTCTTTTCTTATTTTTTCTGCATTTGTCATAAAATTTAATGGCATATCCAATGATTTGCAAACTTCAATTCCATAAATATTTGAACCTTGACCTTCTTTTAATTTCCTTTCATAAATAATCTTATTATCATTAGTAATTTCTATATGCATATGATAAATCTTTAATTCTTCTCTATCTTTAATTAATGAGATTGTTGGCAATTCATGCAAATGACTTGTGAAAATAAATGATACTTTCTTATTTAATAATTCATTAATTGCCGCACTAACTATACAAATTCCCGAAATTGCCTCAGTTCCTGAACAAATCTCATCTCCAATAATTAAACTATATTTATCAGC